CTATTTTTCCGATAATTTCTCCCGGCTGTCCTGAATATGCTGCCGCGCCCTGTCCATCAAGGCAAGGCTGCGGTTCAGGAGCATATCATACACGGGTTCGCTGCCCATATATTCTGCCACGAGAAATGCCGTCATGGACACCAGCATCAAGGACAGCAGATGATGAAAAGAGCCGGTCATCTCCATGATGAGGATTGCCCCCGTGACCGGCGATTTCACCACTGCCGAGAAGTAAGCCGCCATGCCAAAGACAATGCAGTTCACCGTCCATTGCGGCGCCAGAAGATTCGCCGCTACAGCCAGCTGGGCAAACAGCGCTCCACCCACAGCGCCCAATACCAGCATGGGCAAAAATATGCCGCCGGGCACACCGGAGCCAAAGCACAGCATGGTAAAGAAAAATTTCCCCACCAAGAGCAGCAGCAAAAAGCCAATCGCATATTGATGTTCCACCAGGGCATCCACGAGCGGACTGCCACCACCTAAGATTTCCGGCAGGAAAAAGCCGATAACACCTGCGGCAAAAAGCGGCACCAAAGGCTTTTGCCACGGTTTTAAGGGCGATTTGGCATAGGTATCCAACGAAATCACGAGCATTCTGTTAAAGCCCAAACCCAGAAGCCCTACGAAAGCGCCCAGCAGAATCAGGACAATATAGACATTGCCCGCCATCACCACGGGAATCTCGCCCATATGAAACACCGGCTCCATGCCAAAGAAAAACTGTGTCACCGTCGTTGCCGTAACCGTAGCCGCAATGGAGCCCATCAGTACATAGGGCGAAAAATTCTTCGTCAGCTCCTCCAGACAAAAAATTGCGCCTGCCAGGGGGGCATTAAAGGCGGCAGCCAAGCCTGCGCCTGCGCCTGCCGTAAGCAGGTAATGATTTTCCTCATAGCTCCTATGGGTCAGACGGCCTATGCCCTGCCCCAAGCAGGCGCCGAGCTGGACGCTGGGGCCTTCCCTGCCTAAGGAAAGTCCTGCACCAATGCCCATTACCGCTCCAGTAAATTTCAGCAACAGTACCCGCGCCCACTGCATATCCATCCTGCCCATCAGAATCCCCTTGATTTGCGGGATACCCGAACCGGAAATCATGCCATCGGCCTTGAGCATACGATGCAGGATAAGTCCAATCATTACGAGCACAGCAAACCAGACAGGAATATAGGCTGGATTTGCCTGCAGATATTGATACAAGCGCGGGAGATTTTCCTCGGACAGTTCAAGCAGATAACGAAACAAGGCTATCGTCAGCCCCGTAAATATGCCGATAATATTACCTTCAATAAATAATCGCAGCTTTAGCCGTTTAGGGTCGGTGAGCATTTGTAAAAAAAGTTCCAATCGTTCCTGCATCCATCTTCTCCTTTAAAACGAAAACAAGCCCTCCCCGAAGGGAAGTTTTATTGTTCTTTATCATTTATTCCGTTTTATAACACGGTAACTATTTATTATAACACAAATTTACATATAAGAAAATATTTTTTACATACTTAAAATCGCTTCTTTATTTTATGTTCTATATTAATAGAAAGGGTGTGATTTTTCTATGAAAAGAATTTCTTTAGGCAAATCAGGTAAATATGCTTTAGTTGATGATTGTGATTATCCTTATGTTTCTATGTTTAATTGGTATTGCGATTATAGAGGTTATGCTCAAAGAGCAAAAATATTTGATGGAAAAACAAAAAGGATTTACTTACATAGATTTATATGGTATCTACATAATGGAGTTCCTAAAGAAGGATATATGATAGACCATATTGACAGAAATCCACTAAATGATTCTTTAAGTAATTTACGATTAGCTACGCCACAACAAAATATGATGAACCGTAGTAAGCATAAGAACAATACATCAGGATTTTCCGGAATTTGTAAATTGGTAAAAAGAGATAATCGAAGAAAAACAATTTATGAATATTCGTATTGGGGAGCCTACATAAAATATAAAGGAAAAGAATATAAAAAACATTTCCCATATACTGAAGAAGGTTTACAACAAGCTATTCAATGGAGAAAAGAAAAACAAGAAGAATTATTTAAAGAATTTAATCCTGACGAAAATAAATAAAAATAAAAAGAGGATAGAACTTAATCTATCCCCTAAATTTTTATTTACTTATTTTTTTACTTAATAGTTTTTATCCACTTCTCAAATGTCTCTATATTTCTATTGTATAAATCATTCGTAATCCAATAGGACTTATTATTGATAGTAATCGTTTTGGAACCATATCTTGCATTTCCATTTACTTTTCTATCTTCTTTGTTTTCAGTAGCTTCTTTTAAAAACGAATATCTTATTTTTAAAGTTTCTTTAGTTTTTTCGGCACTAGTTAATATTTCTAAATGTTCTTTCGTCAGTTTCGGAATAATAGATTCAAACATTTCTCTGATTTGCTTTCCTGCTGAGGGACGTTTCTCAAAAGATTTTTCTTTGGTAGTTTCTTTTTCAACTTCTTTTTTAGTAGTTGCCTTCGGAACTTGAGTAGTTTCTTTTTTGATTTCCTTCACTTCAGCATTCTTGATAGTTTTTTTAGAGATGCTTTCAGCTTTAGAGATGTTTTCGTTTTTCTTTGGAGTTTCTTTAGTAGTAGTTTCTTTAGGGACTTTCATAGATTCATTCCTTGTTTTCTTTACTTCTTTTACTTCCTTTACTTCGGTCTTTTTCGCGGTTTCTTTCATTGCAGTCATGATAATCTCCGTCCTTTCATTATTCAGTTGGAACAACCTCTATTATCATATTAACGTATTCATTGGAATTTGTACGCTACAAAATTCCTATAGTTAAATGTGAAATATATAGATAAAGTCTATATTTAAAATTATTCTCTTATTTTACGTAATATATAAATAAGAGGTGATTAAGAGATGAAAGAGTTAGAATTATCAAAGCATGGTAAGAATAGAGGAAAGTATTTTGCTTTATTGGATAATGATATCTTTGATATTGTAAATGAATACGATTGGCATTATAGTCATGGATATGCCCAGAATGGAAAATTAAATATTCTATTACATAGATATATATGGACTTTAAAAGTAGGTAATATTCCTTCTGGGCTTGAAGTGGAACATATAAATCAAGATAAATTGGATTGCAGACTAGAAAATTTAAGACTTGCTAATCGTAGTGAAAATGTCTGCAATGTAACACTCCGAAAAGATAATACGAGCGGATATAAAGGTATTTCAAAATATGTTCAAAGAGATAAACGACACCGCGGTTGGAAAAGAGAATATTGGAGAGTACGAATTAACAAAGATGGAAAACAATATACTAAACAATTTCCATTTACGGATGAAGGTCTTGAACTTGCAAAAGAATGGTATAAAAATATGTCTTTAAAAATACATGGTGAATTTTCGATTTTTAATAAAGATAAAAAATAAATAAAAAGGAGGACTTAGTAATTAATACTAAATCCTCCTTTTTATATCATTAGCTCGAATCGTTGTTATTAATAGGACGAGTCATATCTGCTACTAAATCGTTTATGGTTCGAGGCCGTTTTAATTTCCTTACATTATTCAATATTTCTACATTCATATTGAAGTTATATGGAGAAGTTTGTAAGATTTCACTTCCATCTGAAGTTGTTACATAAATTTGGTTATTATAGAGTGTAAAGAAATATTTACCGGCCTTATAAAGTACACTTAATCTCCCAAGATATGAAGTTCCTTCACCAAATAAATAACATCTATTTATTCTTCTATCTCGCATCATTCCATATTGGAACATACTATTACCTGACATAAATCCATAATTGCCAGGAGAAGAACCGGCAGCCATATGATATTCAGCATCATTATGTCTTAAATCATAACTAATCCATGCATTATTGGCACCGCCATAAGGATTAATTCTAGTGTAATCTGTTCCAATAATATAGTTGAATGTTCTTGGATAAAAACCATTCGCTCGTATACTTCTATTTCCATATTTTAATGTATATATTACTCGTAAATCTGTTTCAATAGAACAATCTCCATAATTAATCCAGAATTTCCCAGATGATTTGGAACTATATGGTTCAACCGGATAATTTATGGCATTAACCCAATCTTTATAATCAACGAGATTTTTTGTATAAGAATTAACGATTATATTATGTTGTAAAATTTCTTGACGACCGGAAGAATTAACTCTTACTACATACCAAACTTGTGGAACGGCCATTGAAAAAACAGAATGGATATCTTCATATTCACCTTTTTCTTTGTTATATTCTTGGTCAATTGTATGAGGTGATGGCATTCCTTCACACATCGTAAATAAGATGGCTTCCCAATTTCCATCTGTATCTGTAAAATGGAAATGCAAACATTGCACAACTGAATAAGATACAAAAATATCGAATGAATAAAACTTTTCATATCCACGAGGTACGGACTTAACGCAATGATATCTTTTTTCAATAGCTGAATCAAGTGTATCATTATTACAGTAGATTTGTTGTAGTTGGTCTATCGCTAATTGATAATTGGATAAATCAATCATTTGAGTTTGTCTACCGTTTCTACGAATTCTTATTCCACAATTTGCATATAATCTGCCACCGTCTCCAGGATTAGGGAAGTCACTCTCGAACCAATTGAAGTCGAATCCACCAGATTCAGGTGAATATCCACTAGATTCTGTAAAATAAAAGTTCGTTGCGAGGAAAGATGTATGCGCAAAATTTCCTGCTGGGTTTGCATTCTTCCCCATATATGGGATATCACTATTTGTAAATTCAGCTGTCCAAACTACTCCGCTACTTCTATTTGTAGGTCTTTGTACCAACATATCTAAATAGAAAGACGAATCATCATTATCAAATTTCTGAGCTGAAGGATTAGATGAATTCATTGAATAACAATAGAAATTCTGAGGAGTTGTGTAACACCAATTTGATGGATTTGTTCTAAAATCAGTATAACTATTTACTTTATTTATTTTTGTTCCTGATAAATTTATTGCACCATTATATGTTGAAGAATCACAAGTATGGGGTATTCCTTTCGTATTTTCAGAATTCAGAACTTGTGGTTTTTTCGGCGCATGTCCATAAGCAATTCTTCCATCTGTGAAAACTACATCACCAGGTTGAACCGGAAAATTCCCTATTAATCTTAAGGTTTTCCCCTCAGCAGAAACACATCCCATTCCAACTGAATCTACTGTAACAGTATATAAATAATTAGTATAAAAATTAATAATAATCACCCCCTGTTATTTCATTTTATATCGTTATTTTCCAACTATAACAGCTGTTCCAGAATCACTAACTATACACCAGACTGCATCACCAGATTCAAAATACATATCAACGGCGGGGACATAAGGATATAATTTATTTCCAATTGTGACACATCCACCTGAAACGACGCCTCGTTTTGCTTTCTGATTTTCAGTCACTGTATATATCGTAGTTGCGACTAATTTTGAAACAGAATTTTTCATGTTTAAAATAGACGCAGTGCTATTTATACCAGCCATTTTAATACCACCTCACTAAGACTAATGATTGACGATTCACAATTCTTTCAGTTCTTGCAGCGGTGTTAGACCTTAGATGATAAGTATTTCCATGGAAAATAATTTTATCATTAAAATCAATAACATGCGGATAATCATATAAATCCACTGTAATTGTTTCTTCAGTTCTTCTATTCAACCATTCAATTTGTTGCGTTAGATATGCAAGCTCATTTGTACCGTCAACAGGAAAACTTGTATCTACTAAAGAATGTCCCTTCAGCCTTGTTCTCGTTCCAATCTGCTCTTTATGTGCAGTATGTCCAGTGATTATATATCTATTTCCTTGGCCATCATAAACTGCTGGATAATAATTTCCATGTTCGTCATGTGCACCATCGACGAATGCTTCTGTATATCCGCCACCTGATGTAAGTTCACCATATTGGTACGGTGTAATTCGTTCATCAAAATTGGATGGACTTACAGTCGTTCCAAGAACTCCATCATCATCGGTACTATAAACCTGAGCTTGACCGAACGAAACAGGTTTATGATAGGTATGAACTTCATCAACTAAACTTCCACCAATGTAAGTTTTCGTAGTTTCTTCATCTAAGAACTGTTTTCCATCACCCATATCTGTATAATGATAATTTGTTACGACTCGTTCTTCACCATGAGTAACTTCTGTTTCTTCAACTAAATGGTTCATACCAGTTTGAGATGTTCCTCCACCGCCAGGCGTTGGTTCATCTTGGTGAGGAAATGGTGTTAAATTTTCACTTATCCAGCTTCTGTATACAGGTACAACTTCAGTCTGTGCATTCGCATCAGTTCCCCACATTGTACGCATTAATTTTTTATTTTTTGTATGAATTGTTAACTTTATTCCACTATCATCTAAATTAACGGTATTCGGTTCATATCCTCGTTGAGTTACATATAATGTATTTCCACGCAAGAAAACATTTATCATAATATGTGGAAGTCTGCTTGTCCAACCAAATAATTCACCGATTAATCCACTATAATTGTTCCCGTTTTTAACATCGGGATTCATGGTGGAAACATAATCTCTGAAACGTAATACAGGTGTTTTTCCAAGAACAGCGGCAATCTGTGAAATATGAGTTGAAGCATTTGCACACGGCATTTTGTTTATTTCTTCGGTTGGATGTTGACTCTGATATCCTGAATATGCTTCATTATATTCATAAGTCCAATTATAATCATATTTAGAAATACTATAAGATAACTGTTGATATAAAATTTCATCAATATCAGAAGTGCATTTACAACTAGCTAAAATTCCTTGTTTCTGAACCTGTTCAACTTTACAATTATTATGATAATCTAGTATTGAAAAATCAACCGTATCTAAGACATTCACTAAATCATTATTTAAACTTTCAGCCATTGTAAACGTGACATTATCAGTGAGTTGTTGTTCTTGTAATGTTACAGTATAATCTCGTAAATTAGAATCATCATCAACTTGATGAGGGAAATTCCTTACAGTATCATAATTGATTGTTTCATTTCTTGACACATCTCTAACAGTATCATAATTGATTGTTAGCCCCTCATAAGTATTTCTAACAGTATCATAATTGGTTGTTACAGCACCAGCAGTTGTTCTGATAGTATCATAATTTATTATAACTGGAGAATCATAAGTACGATATAATTCTGTGTCATAATAGTTCACTAGCCAACCTTCGAAAATATTAATTGGATAATTAGCAATTATGATATTACTAACAATTTGATTGGTTCCTTCATTTTGAATATAGAAGTTTGCAAAATCATTTCCATTATTAACATTACCAGTATATTTTTGTGAAAAATCGATTGGGGCCATCCAAGAATATCTGCAATAAACACGGTATTCGATAACACCATCAGTGGCATCTGATTTCATGTGTAGCCAAATTGAATACCTACGTTTATTTTGTAATCCTGTTGGACTAACTGAATCATTTGCATTATTATGCCAGATATTAACAGTTGGACTTGAACCTGACTGGGAATAACAAGTAATACCATTTGCTCCAGAACTATCTTCAGAATAAATTCTCCAACGGTTTGATGAATTATAAGTTGAACAATAGATATCACACCGCATCCATAATTCTTTTGTGGCAGCTATCCCAAAACAGGCTTGTCTTGTAGGTTGATAAAAACCAATTTCTGTAACACTTTTATCAATATCTGTTGTTACTGAAGTTGCTGGTAATGTTAATAAATTCACATCACCCGGATTTTCATATCGCCATTCTAATGGTGGATTTCTTAATAATCTTGCTGTATCAAAATTAAAAGATAATGAATTATAATAATCTGCCGTTGGCGGAGTGAAATTATCTGTCCACAATCTTACTCCATCATGTAAACAAAATTCGTCAATACTTCCAGTCATATATTGAGTAGCTGTATAACGTCCGCCTAATTCCAGTCTACAATTTAATCGATTATATCCGATTGAACCAGTTCCATTTTCAAGAACTTTTACCCCATCAATATACACTTTAAATGTAGACCGAGAAACTGAACCGATTTTATGTTGATATACTATTGCGATATGCATTAATCTATCTGCATATCCGCCGGAACTTGTTGTATAAGTAGACCCATAATCGACAGAACAATTTGCATCAGAAGTGTTATACCACATTTTTATTTTGTTAGAAGTTCCATCTGTTTTTTGTAAAGTCACCATCATATTGTTGTAATTTTTACAGACGACAGAAAAGATTCTATCATTATCGTCACAAGCAGAACTCATGTAGCACCAGAAATCAACTGTAAAATCTTGATTCCCCAATTGAATATTATCAATATAAACAGTTCCGTCGTTATTGAATTGAGCAGCATTTCCAATAAAGGCATTTGTTGAAGATATGGTTGGAGCAGTCCCAATTGTACCGATAGTATTACCAGGAATAAAATCTTCTATGGCACTATTGTCAAATTTCAGCCAACTTTTCAATCCAAAATATTGCATTTAATCACCTTCTTTTTCGAATTGATATATACAATATTAGGAATTTTCATCTTGAATAATTTTTGCTTGTAATTGAATACTACAACCATTTTCATAACCTGGACCTTCAGAAGTCGATGAAGTTGCTCTTACGAAGAAAATTGCATTTTCATTACCGACATTTGGCATTGTAATACTCTTTGTTGTGAAATCTGTCATTGCCGCGGTTCCCTGAGCAATAAACCAATGATTACTATCATCATTTACAATACTAATCGTAGTATCTCCATCAACAATATATCCATACTCTGTGCGTACACCTAATCTTACTTTTTTACTTTCAGCTTGTGAAGCGTCTAAAGTAACTTCAACGGGTGCTGTAAAAGTTCCATCACTGGAAACAACTGTACCAGAATACGGTTCTTCAGTTTGAACATCTTTATAAATATTAATGAATGGATTAGCCATGATTTTTATCCTCCTCAAATTCTCCAAATTTCAAATTCTAACATTACATAACTAGGAAATTTCGTTTCATATTTATATGATTTTATCACCAAACGACAATTTGCATACGTATGACCAGATTCATCTTTAAAAGTTACTGGAGTACGATTATTCCAAAGTGTCATTAGAGCGTCGAAATCACTTCTTTTAAATAAAGCGGAAATAGTGAATGTATCTCCGCTTTCAATATGACCATAATCTTGTACAGTATTACCATTAATCAACTGGATTTTTTCGATACGGTTATCAACAGTAATCGTACAAGATTCTGGCGTTCTATAACTCTCAATATTGTTAATCCTTATTTTCACTTTATTCACCTCATCTAGCAAATCCAGTTGCAATTTGAGTTGTAGCTTCGGTTACAGCTTCAGTTACACCATTGGCTACTTCTCTTGTAATATCGTCCGTTAATTCTTGTTTCATCGCATTATCAAATACATATGCTCCACCTAAATCAACATTTATTACTGGACTTACATTAATTTGTGGAGGTTGAGTATTTACTTGGCGATTCATTCGTTCTAATATTCCAGATAAATTTAAACTGATTTGTGGGATAGTAGAATTAATACTATTTAAAATACGAGAAATGTTTGCTTCACTCTGCGATATTGTATTTGATAAAATATTAAATCCAGAATTATTATTACTATTATTTCCACCTTGAATTTCACTTAATAAATTCATTAAGTTTGTATTTATTAATGGAATATCAATATTTTGCTGAGATAATAATTCGATAATTCTTGTATTATTTTCATTATCAGTATTAATATTCACTTCACTTCGAGAAGCATTAATTACATCTTTTAATGAATTTACAGCGGAAACAATATTAGGAACTTCTCCATAAATCTGATTTAATACAGAAATAATATTATTATCAAATTCATTATCGGATTGAATATTGACTTCACTATCTTTATGTGATACTGCATATAATAGATTTTCTAAATTTGTATTTATCTTTGGAATCTCATTATTTACTTGATTAAGTGATTCAGAAATTCTATTATTTAATTCGCTTAAATTCGTAAATAAGCTATTCGTTTCATCATTATTGGAAACACTAAAAGATTCTTTTAATGATTCAATATTAGAATTAACTTTTGGAATCTCATCAGAAATTCTTGTTAATACATCAACAATTCTTATATTCCCTTCACTTATTCCATTCGCTAAATTATTTAAATTATCAGTTGAATAATCAGCTGGTAATTCTTTTAATGACGCAACATTTGCAGTTATCCGTGGAACTTCATTATTTATCTGAGTTAATAATTCAACAACTTTTGATGTAGAATTATCAATAGCTGAAACAATTTCTTTATTATCATCAGATTTAAATGATTCTTTAAGTGAAGATATATTCGTGTCGAATTCTTTAGCAGAATTTTTAATAGTATCAGCTACATCATTTAATTTTGTTATTAATTCTTTTACGGAAGTTTCAATAGAATTATTTGTAGATGATTCTTTTGTTTCTTTTTCATTTACAGAAGAATTATTATTAAATGCATTAGAATTATATTGAGCTTTATATTGTTCAGTTACATCTTCAACTTTAGTAACGGGTGGTTTTGTATTTGAAACTGTTGAATTTAAATCTTGAAGATTAGAATTTATCTGTGGTACTTCAGAATATATTTGAGATAATATTGAATTTGTTTGATTTGTTGATTCAAGAATTCCAGTATTAATTTGGAGAGATTCACTACCGGAGCCTTTTCCTAATAATGATAATCCCCAATTTTCAGCTTCTTTCATTACTTGTTGGAAGCCTTGAATTTCAGCCATAGAAGTCCGTTCATTAGGTGAAACTCCTGCTTCTCTCATCATCATTCGTTGAATTGCTTTTACTGCATTTCTTCTTCTATCTTGATTCGATGATGTGAAATCGTAGAATCCGTTTTCTTCTGTAATAGCACCATTCATCGCATTTCTGTACAGCTGCAAATATTTCTTTTGAGAGGTAAACATACTTTTAATAGTATTATTTGTAGCTTGTTTCTTTTGTTCTTCAGCCCACTGAGTGGCTTTAACCTCGTCCAGGCCTTTTTTAATCCAAGCTTGCTTTTCACGTTCAATTCTATTTAATTGATTAGTAAATTCAGTATTCCAGACAGAATCTATTTGCTCAGCTACTTGTTTATCCCATTCAGAAGTAACTTCTGATTTTCTTCTTTGAACCCAAGAATTTAAAGTATCATCAGATAATGCGCTTCCAGCTTGTTTTTTATAGCGTCGTGCTTGTGCATCTATTTCGTCTAATTGATTTTGAAAATCAGATTTAAAAGCACTGGAAATAGGTGTGAGAACAGATTCCGTAATGTCTTCATTCAATCGTGCTACTGAAGCATTATAATAATCTGATAATAATTTATCATCGACGCCCTTTTCCTTAAATTCATTAACTTTTTTATTTAGTACAGCTAATTTATTATCATAATCAGAACTTGTTAATTCAGTAAGTTCTTTCCTTAATTCTCTTGTAGCAGCATTTCTTGCCGTTATTGCACTAGCAGAATCTTTATGAGCATCAGTATTTGCTTTTGTAGAATCAGTATTGGCTTTTGTAGCATCTGTAGCTTCTTTCTCAGCTTTTTTCTTATCATCAATAGCTTTTTGAGTTTTCTTTTTTTGTTCGGCTTCTTTTTGTTCAAGTTCAATTTGTTGTTTATAATAATTCCACTCTTCATCACTAGTGAACAATTTACCAGCCCATGTATAGCCTTTATTCATTGCCCATGAGCCAATTCCAGCACCAACAGCGGCACCTTTTTTACCGCCATAACGTCCTCCTACAACTCCACCAACAGTACCACCAATAAGTGTATTCCAATCACGAGCTTTATCATGATTTTTATCTTTATAAATGCGTTTGAGGATTTCTTCGTCCATTTTACTGGATTTGATAAAATCTAAATCATTATATGCTTTAATCAGTTCACCAACGGCTTTAGCTGCTCCTCCGATAGTTTCAGCTAGAGTTCCGAAAACGCTTCCCCAGCCTTGAATGGCATCACGAATACTATCTTTATTATCTTTAATAACATTACAAAATTCTTTCGTAACTTCAATCAAACTGGGCATCATTTCTTCTGCAATAGGAAGTAATGCTTTACCAATGGCGCCTTTTAAATCTCCAACTTGTAATTGTAGCTGTTGGAATCTTAAATATAAATCATGTGCTTCTTTAGCATCTAATAATCCAGTAGAACCAGTTTTTCGTATTAAATCCATCTTTGTGGCGAACTGGTCAAGCACAGGCATTAATTGCTGGCCACGAGCTCCGAGCACATCCATAGAAAAGGATTCTTCGTCACCGGATTTACGAGCATTTTCCAGACCTTTTGCAAGCTGTTCTAATTGTTGAGTTGTTCCCAATAATTTACCATTGGAATCTGTTAATACGATTCCATAGGCTTCTAAAGTTTCTCTAAAATTTTTTCCTGATTCTCCCGCCTGTGTATATGATTTATCTAATCGTGCAATGAAAGACGGTAAAGACATTACATCAGAATCAGACATCGAAAAGACTTTCTTTAATTGTCCTGCTTCTTGTGCTGTGATTTTTAAGCGGTTTTGTATTTGATATAATTGTTCCCCCGCTTTCATAGCACTTTCTGTAAGATTTAAAAATCCGGCACCTGTTCCAATAACTGCGAGAGCTGCTGTCCACTTTGCATTTAATGATGTAATACTACCAGTTAATCCTGACATACTGCCGGCAGCTTGTTTAGCATTTGCTCCTAACTTATTAAATGCAGACTGAGATTTTGGCGTAAGTTTATCTAATTCTGAATTTACTTTTTTTAATTGATTTTCAAGGGCAGTAATATCTTTCTGGCGATATAAATCAATTGTTTGAGATTTACGGGTAATTGCAGAATCTGCACCGTATTTTTGTGTATTTAGTGCAAGGGTCTGAGCAGAAATACTTTGCTTTTGTTTTGCGATGTCAAGTTGGTCCTGTAAGGCTTTTGCTTTAACTTTTAGCTTATCTAATTCATTTCCCGATAATTCTAACTTGGATAAATCTATATCTGCTTTTAATTTTATGTTTTTTGCTTGCTGATTTAATTTCGAAACGTACTGATTTATTGTCTGGTCACTTTTTTCGAAACCTACTTTGAGGTCATCAGTGTTAACACCTATACTCACATAGAGTTTATCTATTTCCTTCGCCAATGTTAATCACCTCTTTATTTAAGGAATTATGGTATAATTTCATCTATATAAAAAGTATTCTCTTGATTTTCTTTTTTAATCATAATATTTAATTGGTCTATGATAATATCAACATATTGTTCATCTATATCAGAAGGTAAGCACGAATAGTTCTCTTGCATTTTTAAGTACATATCTAATAGTTGCTCATAAGGATTAAGTTTTATTTTACTTAATCCTTTTCGTCGTTTTTTGATTCACTTAATTTAGAAAATGTAAGCTTTTGGACGAACTCATTGCATTTCTTAAACAAAGGAATTACCTCATCCACTGCTAAATTCTCATCAATAGTTTCTTTTGTTACTTTAGGATTATTAAAAACTATAACAATAATATCAATAGCATTTAAAATTAAATCGGCAATAGAATCAGAATTATTTTCTGTGGTTGCTTTGAGATACTGTCTCCAAACTTTCATCTTAATATTTTCGTTTGCATAAATAACTTCATTATCAATTTTAATAGAAGGGATTTCATTTTTTTCTAACATAGTATTTTCCTCTTTTCTTAAATTTTATTTATTTCTATTATAAGAATCAATTTTACAAGAAAAATAATAGGTTGTTTTTAAATACATAAAAAAGAAGGATATAAATTTATCCTTCTAATACTTTTATTTATCTTTATCAAGAGTAGAATCTTTTTTATATAATTCTAAAGATTTTTGTTTATACCATTCTATAGCATCTTGTAGCCCTTGTTCTGTATAGGGAAATCTCTTTTTATAATATTTTCCTTTATGCTTAATTTGGGCATGCCACTTTTTATTATTTCCACATATTTCTTCAGTAATTCCAACATATCCAGTTTTATTCTTTTTGTTTTTCTTGTGGCTATTACTTATAAGCCATAAATCAAATTTTTGTTCTTCAGTTAAATGTTGTTCATAGTCTTTAATAACATCTTTCTGTGCTGAGAAATCTTTATATAATTCCATTTCTTTATTTATTCTCCATTCACAAGCAAGTTTATAACCTAAATCAGAAAATGGAAAATTTTTTGTATATGTATTAGGGCCATCTTTAATTGATGCTGCCCAATATTCATATCCACCAGATTTATCATGAGTAACTCCTACAATGTTTGAAGAACTATTTTTATTTTTACTTCTATTATGTGCATTATCTTTTGCTGTAGCCAGTCGTAAATTATCGATACAATTATTTAAACCATTCCTATCTTGATGGTCAATTTTCATCCCTTTAGGAATCTCACCTACTTTTAATTGCCAAATAAACCTATGTAATAGAATATTCGTTTTACTATTACAAGCATATCCTTGACTATAACACCAGTTATACTCATTTACAATAGGAAATACATCATCATCAATTAACGCTTCATATTTACCTTTATTCTTTTTACCTGTTTTACTTAATGGTATCTTTTTCATATAAAAAATCACCTCTTATTTATATTAAACATATGATAAGAGATGATTTTAAGTTAAAATTATTTATAAAGATATTAATTATGGTAATGAAGCGAATGTATACCACGTAGAACCATCACTAAATCCTTCTGATTCATCCGCTGCTTCATAAGATTTACTATCATAAGTTCTGAAAATAGCCTTACCTTCGATCGTAGCAGTCTGGAATTCCACATTTTCGCCTTTGGTCTGCGGATTTTCATTTGGCTGAGTGAATTTTACTTTCAGGAATTTGCTATAGCGTTTCGTGCCTTTGGAAGTAAGGGATTCAAAAGCCATTCCTACGAATGGTGCAGTGTCCTCACTATTTACAACGATTTTGCCGTTAGTGTAAGTGTGGCCTAACAGGAACGCACGTACTTCCAAAGATAAACCAGCCAATTCAATAGAAATATTATATTCAGGCGTGGTGGAAGCAACGTCAACACTCATATTATCTGCATATAAAGAAGTCTCATTTGTTTGAGGTTCAATATTCACGCTGATGATTTCAGGTACAGAAATAGCTTCATCATAAGTTACTCCAGAACTATCATCTTTTGTAATCTTTGCAAAATGCAAATTTGAAAGACCGATTGCATGTGTACCGGTATTATTAGTAATAGGCATATTTTTAATCCTCCTATTTTATATAATTTAATAATTGTTCACTTTAAGATTATTCACTTTATTTATTAATAGCTTCATTATAGAAATAAAGAATCACTCAAAATAAATCTTATATACCCTTAACATCTAAAATTTGGGTATAATCGACATATTTAATAAATAAACCATCTTCAACAAATTCAATTGCATATTTTCTATTGAATCTTAAGCCGGTCATTATTTCATTTACTTTATTATAAATATTTGTAAATGCTCCGTTTTCAGTAAGAATATGAATTCTAATAGTAACTCTATGAAGGGTTTCAGTGTTATCGGATTCGCATTCAGGCACATCACTAGGAATACTTACAACTAAAATAGGATAACTTCCAGCATCAGGGGACTGCAAATGGTATATTGATTTACTTCCTTCAGCCAGCATTTCACATAATTCTGTATTATCTTTTAATGTTTGCATTACAACTGCAAATATATTGTTATTTTGAGATTGTAACTGTTCCATTAAATTCATAGTTATCACCTCACTTTTTTTCTTTTTCGCAAATTTGTTCAATTACTTTCGCAACATTATTAAGTATTGCTTTTTTATTCGCGTCCATTGCAGGATAAAGATATGGTTTATTTATTTTTGGTGAGAACTCAACAATTCTTCCGTAATAATATCCTGATTTTGATTTTGCATCTGCAACTATATTATATCTTAATCCGTCATTCTTCGACTCTGCATGAATTGAATCATGTAAGTTTCCAGTTTTAACAGGACATTTTGCTTTAGCATCAGTAACAATTTTATCTGCACCTTTTGCTAATTCTTTTTTTACTTCAGTGATAATCTTATCTGAGAGCTGCGAAAACAATTGTTTATTTAATCTATCATTTTTCATATAGTTCACCACAGTCCATTTGCAGCCATCGTTTATCATTATCCAAATCGAAAGGAACGTTTAATAATTTCAATTTTTTATTTCTATAAATTATCGTATCCGTAAACTGAATATCTGTTCTATAACGAATAGTAATTCTGTAATCAACCTGATTAACAATTTCATTTTTACTATTCGTTATAGTTGATTTAATAGGATAAACTTTTCCCCAACCTTCCCATCTTAAAATGGGCTCTTTGGATTTTATAATATTCCCTTCATTATCTATAGTTTCCTCATAATAAACAATTTTTATTTTTTCTCTTAATTCATCCACTGACATTTTATTATAAGAAGTTCCATGTATAATCATAATTTCACCTTCTTATAAAGTTAATGTTAATAGAAAATTATATGCTTCTGTATCTAAAACAACAGAATTTAATGCATCATTTCCAGCTGAAGCTGTAATTGTTCTATTCGTTGATTGTAAAGTTGAAACTTGAACGTCTTCCAGTACTAATGGTTCTACAGTAACTTGCGAAATTGCATCATAACCGGTTGATGGAGTTATTGTTTGTTCTGTATTAGAAGATTTAACGATAATATCTTCTAATGTCATTTCTTCTGATGATTCATCTTCAATAAAATCATTTACAGTAATTTTCCCATAAGATTCAACTGAGCGAACATATACAGGAGATTTAGTAAAACACTGATATTCACCTGGAATCAGAAGTACGCCCTCATTCTTATTTGTAGTCGTATTTATTTCAATTACTGTGTTTCCAACATTCATTATGGTTCCAGAAGTTTCTTCTAAAGGGATATATTCATTATTTAATACATAAATCATAGTTTATCCCTCCCTTATAATAAAGAAACTACATTGAGCTTTCCAGCTGCTTCTAAACTTCTAGCATAGATATTAGAATCAGATTTAATTTGTTGTTTCTGTCCAGACAATAAAATAAATCCTGAATTGTTTACTTGGGAAGAAGAAATTTCAATCGGAGTTTGACCAAAATTATAGAATACCGCCGAAGATTCATTTATCTGTGTAAATTCATTTGTTAAATTATATCTCATTCTTTCCACCTCATTGTATAAAACTTTGTAGTATTTAATCATTTGTACAAAATATATATTGCAATAAATATTTTCTCATTTTAAGAATAGAAACTTTATTTAAAAAAACTACTTATCTTTTTTTAAAATTATTCGATATATACTAAAAGAGAATTTTACAATATAAAAAGGTTATCGTATACACAAGAAAATATTTATTTTAATTATGTTTTATTCAAGGAGGAAAAAAAAACATGGAAAAAATAATAGTAATTATCGCAGTTGGAGTATTAACATTTATCTTTTGGGGTATTATCATCCATTTATTAGATAAAAAAATATACAATATGTTTTATAAATCCAAATACACTAGTTTTGAAGAATATAGCCAAGCGACACAAGATAAAAAAAATAAATTCACTCCAGCCCCTTATTATTTATTTCTCGCCGTTGCCTTTGTTTTAAGTATATTTTGTACGTCACAATTATTTAGTATGTTCAATTCATCTAGTAAAACCGCTAATAAAAATACACCTGTAGAAACTTCAGTAACTAATAATGAAAATAAACAAAAATCTTCTCTTGAAGATGAAAAGAAAAAAATCGAGAAAGAAAAACAGGAACTAGAAAAACAAAAGAAAGAATTAGAAGAACAGAAAAGAGCAGCAGAGAAAGAAGAAGCTCAGAAGAGTTCCCCTCCCCCACAAAGAGAATCCATCCAATCAAATATTCCTATAGAAGTTAGCGATGGTAGATTCGAATATTATGGAGAAGGCGCTCTAAAGACATTACGATTGAAATTCAATGTTACAAACAATTCATCAAGAACGGTTTATTTATCAATGGATAGTTTCGTTTTAAGAAAACCAGGTTCTAATGCTATTAAACCAAATCATAGAGGCGGAGGTTTCTCAGATACTATAGATAATCCAATTTATGATAATACCAGTAAGGACTTATTTTCCGGTGATACTATGGCGGTATCTTTAGATTATCCTGTTGGAAGATTAGGAGAAGGAGGTTGGAATTTACATTATGAACACATAAACCAACTGACTAAAGTAATGCGGATTGATTAAGTAGTTGGATGTTAAAGAATGGGGGAATCGGTCTATGCGTAAAAAAATTTCAATGTTTATAGTAACTTGTTTTTTCTCTCTCTTTATTTTTAATGGTTCTGCTTCAGCAACTGATTACTATGTAGCGACGGTTGGAAATTACGACTACTATTTTCAAGATAAATGGACCCACTTAAAATGGCGTCAATATAGTAAAAACAGTCTTGAAATGAAACAAGTTTGGGCTAAAGCAAAAAATAGAAGTAATGGTAATATTACAGAAGTTATGTTTAGATATTTCCGTGACCCCAAAGGGATATATGGTCGCTATATAAGCGTAACGGAAGGTGGCCGAATATTAAGACAAGATTTCATTGCTAATGATTCTTTCTTAGCACAATTTTATAATCTCATGGAAGAAACAAAGCAAAGAGTTGATAAAGAATATCAACAAAATGAAAAGCGGGCGACAAATTTTAAAGCACTCTGCCAGCGTGAACAAAAAGAAGTAAATAGAGTATACGATTTAATCGACAAGCGTAAATATGCTGAAGCGAAACAAGTTGCAAGAAATTCTATTAATAGATTACCTAAATATAGTCAAGGTTATATAGCTTATGCAATGGCTTGCATGGAAGAAAATAAAAATTATGAAGCTGCAATAGATGTGCTAACAGAGGGAATAAACAATAAAGCAAAAGAGCCAAGCAAATCATTAAAGAACATAGATGCTACTCTTTATTATTATAGAGCTGTTTTTAATTTAAGAAGTAATAACACGCAATCTGCACGTGTAGATTTTTATAATGTAGTTGACTTGCATCAAGGTGGACAAGAAGAAGCAGACGCAAAAAAGATGATTTCTGCGCTCGCTCCTCGGATATAAAATTAACGAAATGGAGGAATTGAATATGTTTATTAAAAATGTGAAAATCATAACTATTTTATTTACATTTCTTGCAATACTTTTACCAAGTTTATCTTGTAATGCGGGTGCGCTTGTTATATCTAAAAAAGGAGCTTGGCAAATTATTCAAGATATGCGTGATTATGATTTTAAAAGTTATAAATTAAATCATGTCGGGGATGGACAATTATCAGGTGAACCAGTTCAATATTATATGGTAACAAATCCTAATTTAGATGTTTCTATTACTTTTATCTGTAATAGTGATGGTTATCCTGTTGGAATTTCAACACTCACGCCAAAAAGCGAAGCTTGGGGTGGTAAATATGCTTGTGCGGTTTTAGTTAGTGCTTTAGACGGTTGTGACCAAATGTATATGAGTGTTTCAATGCAAAGCATGGGACATGCAATGCGAAGAGGTGAAAAAAGAGAAATCGCTGTAGGCCCAGGCAAATATTATGTTTGCTACGGATATGACGCAGCAAAATATGGACACCCAAATCATTATGGATTAAATGTATATAAATTATAATGTAAAGAAACGGTGATTATTAACTATTAATAATCACCGTTTTAATTTTATTCACCTGAAGGCGTTGTATAATTATTATCTGTTGTCGACTGAATAAATGTTAATAAATTTTGAATTGTAAATGGAATTTCATTCACAGTAGATGCATTTACTGACTGTCTATTTTCGTAAAAATGCAGGGTTAATAAGTTCTTTAATAAATGATGTAATTCTTTGGAATCATCATATTGTTTTCCAGTTGCCTTTTGAATATAATTTCTTGAAGCAGCCAAAAAGATTTGGATTAAGGCATCATCATCGTTATAATCGATTTTTGCATACTGCTTAAAATCTTCTAACTCTGTATTTACATTGTCATTAGTATTGTTATTATCAGAAGAATTATCGCTGCTTGTAGCATCAACTGGAGCAGTAGATGATTGTTCGTTATCTGAGTTAGTATTAGTTTCATCATTTGTAATATTGTTTTCAAATTCATTCAAGACTATTCACCTCTTTATATTTTCGTATTAAAATATTTTTGCAAAAGTATTTTATCTTCTAACTTAAAAATAAAAAAAGATAGAGAAATTAGATATAGAATAGCTAATTAGTCTCTATCCTTTTTAATTTAAATATTAGCCTTTTTTAATAGCCAACAGAGAATTCTTATCTGCTAATTTACCATCCAGTAAAGCGACACTCTGTACAATTAAATTGCGGGTTGCATCTTCTTTATAACGAACAAGGTCCGGAGCGTGGGAAACGTTCAGGATATAATCGCTGAGTTTCACGCCTACAGCTACGATGTCGCCAGTCTGTGCACTTGCAAAAGAAGGAGCAAAGTCAGTAACAAGAACACGAGTTCCAAGGATATTGTACATTGGAGCATTATCAATACCAACATTTACACGAGCTACAGCCTGGCCTGCCGTATCAGTAATACCATAGAGCTCGAAGAACGTATTTTCATTCATGATAAGCACGCTGTTGCTTCTATAAGCTGCCGGCATACCCTTGATGATGTTAATTAAATCTTTATACTTAAGGCTAGCAGCGAGATTCACAACATTGGTAGTAGTTGCGGCATCTGTAAAAATACCGGTCGGTTTGCCAGAGCCGTCGCCTGCTACGATAGCATTTTCAATAGCCATTGCCATTGCAGTCCCTACGTTTTCTGCTACTTTTGCCTCGAAAGATGCAAGAGTTTCAACCTGAGCAAAGAAAGAAAGACCAATGGCCTTAGCCAATGCATGAGCATTAAAGGTTAACGGAGTGGTAGTCTTTGCATCAATAGTCACGCCATTTGTAGCAAGAGTAGCTTCTGTCATCCAGGCAGCAGGGCCGGCAAGCTGAGAAACTGCAACGCTAAAACCAGCCGGATAAGAGGTACGGGTAACTTCAGGAATGATATTTCCATAGTTTTCAATCTTCTCAATAATTCTATCCAGCACAACATGTGGAACAACGGCCTGATTATTTGCCACCATGGAAACGGCACGGAATTCCTCAGGCATTTCACCTGTCATAATGAACTGACGAAACGCATTTCTATATTCAACAGAGTCTAATTTATTTTCCATCTTTTTGTCCTCCTTACGAACTTCAATTTTTTTAGATTCGATTTTATTATCATTAATTTGTTCTGCAATAGCTTTACGTTCTTCTATTTCTTTTTCTTCTTTATTCAGAGTTTCGATTTCAGAACGCAATTCTTCCAAGTTTAAATCTTTATTATCGCCTTCAAGAAGTTTTCTAATTTCTTCTTTACGCGTTTTTATTTCATTAAGTTTTTTATCATCCATCTTTATTTTCCTCATAGTAATTATCTAGTTATCCAACTGTTTTATCAATCATTATCCAACGATTGATAGATAATTTTTACTTTACACTTAAAAAGTAATACTATTTCTTTCATCTTATGAATAAGATTAAAAAGAAATCTCACAATAATGTCAATAACGCCAGCTTATCTCTTTCGTATTTATTATATTGTTCTACTTTTTTATTTTCTATATCGATAAAATAATCTTTGGAACGAGCTTCAACATAAGTTTGTTTATAAGCTGGGTCATCGACAACGGAAACATCAGTTAATTTCGATATATTTTTTATAATTCTTGTATTTGTACTATTATCAAATTCATCTTCTTCACAAATAAAACCGAAAGAACATCCAACTATGTCTCCAGCTTTAATGGAATTATAAATATCTTCACCCAGATTTGTATTTAATTCAGCCGTAAAATATAAGCCATCAGAACGATTTTCTAATATCAGAGTTCTCTGTCTTGCTCTTGCCAAAATTTTTGCTTTTTCTTGGGAATGATTATATTTGAGTGGAACATCTGAAAAATCCACATTATTCAGCGCCGAATCTAAAATCATTTCCCTATATTCAGTACCGAATCTATCTACATATAATATTTCCGGTTGATTATAAACAATCGCTTTCCCTTGGATAATATGTTTTCCTTTATCCTCAAGCGGTACTAATTCTAAGGCTGTACGAATTTCAATCTTATTATTCATATATATCACCTCACTTTTTTATTTCTTCTGCTTGAATATCATCATTAGAATTATCTTTAGAAGAATCTTCTTTAGAAGAAGTATCTTTAGATTCATGTCCAAGTTGATATTCAGTTTGGTCTTTTGCATTTACATAATTCAGTGAAATTTGTCTTTCATCTCCACCTTCCACAGAAGGAAAACCGAAGATATTTCTCACTTCATTTATCGTTAAAACTCCAGCTGCAAGAAGTTGCTGAGACATATCAATTTTACTATCAAATGATTCATATTCTAACCTATTAACTAAAAGCTGAATATGATGACCATCTAATCTTTCATTATCCGTAAAAATTTTATTAGTAAATTCTTCTGCTACTTGTACCGCTAAAGGTTCTAATACAGATTCATAAAAAGCATTCCACGTAGTTGAATTAAAGTTGGAATTAATTATGTCTTCATTTAATCCAAAATATGAATATATTGCATTTCTCATATATTTCATTTTATCGTAATCTACTGTAGAATCACTTGTATTTACAGGAGTAAATGAAGCAGATTGGTCTAAAATTCCTATGCCGCCTTGAACAAATTTTTCATTAAATTCATCCAAAATTCTCTTTCTATCATCAGGACGAACAACATTGTTTAATGTAATAATACCCTTTATTTGTGCGGCATTTTTAACTGTATTCTGTAATGCCTGCTCAGTTGAATTTAAAATATTCAGTTCATTATCCAATGCAATTTCAGAAGAATCGCCTAAAACATCATTATCATAATAATATTTTCTTAGGTGAATTAAATCTCTATATGCAATCGTTTTTGTAGATTCAGTAAACTGAAACTTTACATATAATTCATTTTTTACTTCACGTAATTCATAAGATAATGCTGAAATGGGAAACAATCCAGTGATTTCTCCTTTATTATTTGTTTGTATATAAATAAAAGCATTACCATTCATATATAAAGCGGAAATTACTTTATATAAAAAGTCATAAGTATTCATTAAATTATTGGGTCTTTGTAATATTTGTTCTAGTGAATCTTTTACTTTTTCATTACCAATATAATGATGGATTTCGACTTTTGCGAAGTTTTTAGCAATAGTATCAATACAAGTTCGTATTGTTGGATTTTGATATAAATCCGCTGGTGCATCAGAAAAATAATTTGTCCAAGAATTCAGCATTTTATATGCAACGCCGACATTCTTATTAGCATCATTTTTATTTTTTCCGAAAATTTCAGTGAATTGCGAACGGATTTCTTTTAATAAATTCAAGTTTTTTCACCTCTTTCACTGCACGAGAAATAAATTTTTTATGCATAAAAATTTTATCTTCTAACTTAAAAATAAGGAAAGAGGTTTATTTCTATCCTTTTTTATTAAATATGATTATGTATCTCAAATAAGATTGTTATAATTATCCATTTCATTCAAATATACATACAGTGCATTTAATAAAGCTGAAGCGGCATCATCTCTTATATTTAAGTTTCTATTTTTCGTAGTGTTTAAATTTCCGTTGGAATCTTTTGTTACCTGTAAATTCAACAAGCACATCTTCATTAATTGATTATTATTGTAATTTATCAGCTTATTATTCAGCAGTGATTTTAGATGTTGCAACGGTAACGATAAAGATTTTGCGCCTTGATGAACAGGCACTAGAGCATCTTTTCCATATAATTTTCTCATTTCTGTTACCATATAGTTTGCCGCATAACTATCATATCCAATCTTATATGGATATAAATCATATTGGTTTCGTATCTCTTCAAACCATTCAATGACATCTCTATATTCAATTCTATCTCCACTGCAAAGTCTCAACCAACCTTTTTTCAAGAAAACATCATAAGGTACTTTATCATTCTTAATATGTTCATCTAATAATTCAGCTGGCATCCAGTTCATGTTTTCAACATAAAAAGATTCATCATTGGGAATTTTAAACATAACAACTGCGGAAGTAATATCATTTACTTTTGACAGGTCGAATCCACCAATATAATATCTCGGTTGAAGTTTTTCTATATCAAATATTTCTTTATTTGTACATTCTTCAACAGTGAGATAATGAAAATAACCGGTTTGCGGCAGATTAAAAAATTTTGTTAATATATCTTTTTTCTTTTCTGTATCATGTTTCCCTCTTTCAACATCATCCTTTAATTTATTCCTGGAACGAATTACATCAATTGATGGATTTGCTTTTATCCAGCAGTTTTCATTATATATTTCATTTTCCGAATCTAATTTATAAATAAAAGCTATTCTGCGATTATCTATATAAGAGAAATCATTATATCCTCTAATTATTTTTCGATATTCTTCTAATTTTTTATCCAGAAATTTATCTCTAGTAAAACCGTTCGTAGTCGTTAATAATGTTAATGGTTGTTCTCGCATTGCCTGGGAATCGACTAAAATATTATATAATTCATCTGTCTGATATTGATGTACTTCATCAAAAATTATAAGATTGGCATTTAATCCGTCAAAATTTTTATCATTCGCAAGCGGTCTAAATCTTCCACCATTAAATTCAGTAGTAACATCACCCACGCGAATTTTACATAAATTAGATAATTCACTAGAAGAACGAATCATATCAATTCCAGCTTGCCAAACGATTTTTGCCTGGTCTAGTTTATTCGCAGCACAATATATTTCCGGTTGCCGTTCTCCGTCTGCCAATAACATATATAATGCTATAATTCCAGCGATGGCCGATTTTCCGTTTTTACGTCCTACTTCTAGGAATGCTTCGTTATACTGTCTATTTCCAAAATCATCAACAAATCCAAAAATGACTTGTAACATTGCCTTTTCCCAGAGTAATAATTTCACCGTCTCTTTTGATTTGGATTTTGGCATAACGATAAACTTTTCCGCAAAATTAATTATTCTACTTGCTTTATCTATGTCAAAATGAAATCCATCTGATGTATCAGATAATTTCTTATATAAATGTTGATATGTGTTTTTCACTTCACTGGATACTTGTAATCCATTTTGAATTTGTTGATAATATTCTTTTATATAATTCATAATAATCATTTCTTTTCTGCGGTAAGAAAACTCATTAGTTCATTTTTCTTTTCCTTTTTTTCCTGCTTGGGAATTGCATTTGTGACTTCACGCATCAAAGACGTGTAATTTTTTATCAATGCGGAATATGCTTGAGAAATAGGACTTTGTTTTGTTCCATTTGAGGTTGTACTTTCAATATATCCCTTTTCCAATAATTCTTCTTCCAATTGTTTAATTTCTACGATTAAAAAAGCTAATCTTTCTAACGCGCCTTCTATAACTTTCTTCTTTGATTCATCAAGCACATTTAGAATAGGTTTTAATTTTTTTAATACTTTCTTTTGCTCCAATTTCTTTTCTTCTACAGTTAATTTAATCATTCTTATCACCTCAATTTTTGAATAAAGCTACGTTTACTTTGAATAAAGTTGCGTTAACCTAGCGAAATATTAAGGTTCGCGCAATTTAGGATTTGCTAAAAAGGAAGTGAGGGGCTCGCTCTGGATACGACGTAAAAAATTCAAAGTTCAAGGGGGGACTAGCCAAGGCGGTTCCAATTCAAATGCGGGCATAAGATTTAATTCGATATATCTTTATTTACTTCAAGAATTATTTTTAATATCTTTTAATATTGCTTTTGATAATTCATGTTCTTTCATAAATATTTCCTTCCTATTTCTATAGCTAATTAACATCAATAATATTTCCCTTATCATCAAATACCATAGCTCGATTCATGTCTTCATTTTTTGAATGAGTGGAATTATGGCAGTCCCAACATAAAACTTCTAAGTTATTGAGGTTTAAAGATACCTCAGGATTATTTATATTATCTTCATTCAAAGAAATCTTATGATGTACGATTAAATCTCTACTATTAAATGTTTTACCACATCTCGAACATATACCATGACTTTTTGAAATCATTACATTTCGAACTTTTCTCCATTGGGAACTATTATAGAATTTTGTTTGTTTGTTTCTGAACTCTGATTCATTCATTCTTTACTTCACCTCTTTCCTCTATTTTTATTATATAAATTATTTTTAAGGAGTGGTTTTAAATGAAATTTTTAAAAATATACGAATCTGACAATAGTTTATCTAATCATCAATGTAAAGTTGATGATGAAGTCTTTTTTAAATTTAGAAGATATGATTATTACTTAGATGATAAAGAAATTTATCGAAACGTTTATCATAAGCGATATGTTTATAATAAATTTACAAATGAAGTAGAATTAGAAACTGTTAAAGACCGCGTTTATTTAAAAAGAGAAATTAGTGATTATTTTTATAAAGAGTATACAGGATTTAAGTCTGCATTCAAGATAACTTTTAAGAATAAAGATTGCTTAGATTTGCGCATAAAGAATTTTATTTTTCAAGATATGTCTTCATATAACCATCTCTATTGGTGGCCTGAGAAATCCCATTTGAATCCTAACATTTACTGTTAAGTCACATATTTTTTATTTCATTCCACAAGCGTTTAATTTCTTCCCATTCATATAAAAATCTATCAAAATCATTAGCTGTCTTAAATTTCTTTTCTTCGATTCGTTTAAGAATATTAATAAGTTCTTTTATGTAACAAAATCTTATTTGTTTAATTACTAAATTTTTTATGTCATTCATATTCCTCACTCTCATTTTATTGTATAGATGATTCCTTCATGGAGGACTTTGAAATTATCTTCTATAGTTCCATCCTCTAAAACGGTTACTACAATTTTCCCATCGTTATTAAATAATATACTCTTAATCCCCAATGTTTTTAGATTTGGAGAAATTGTTTCTAAAGAATTTTGGATAAATTGAGCAGTTTTTAAAATGAGGTTTAATTCATTTTCTAATTTTTCTCTCTCTAACTTCATTTGTAAATTTATGAGACCGTCAGTAAATTTAATTTCTTTTGCCATGATTTAATCCTCTTTAATGTTTATATTTGTATACTTCATTCTCAATTTCTTTATTTGCATTATCAATCACTATCACAATTATTTAGTATCTGGAAAATCCTATCCTCCACCTTTATAACAAGTCCCTCATAAAATTTCCCTTCTATAACTGTTCCGACTATAAGATGATTATCATTAATTAATATAGAACTTATCCCTAATTCTTTTAACAAGTCTGATGCCTCAGTGAGCTTTTGTAATAATGATTCAACATTATTATTAGCTTGTTTTATTTTCTTCTGTAATGCTCTTTGTTCTTTTAGCCTTCGTGCATCTTCCAAACTATTAATAGTGGTTACTTTGTTATTTTTAATTAATCGCATTGTCATCTATCGCTTTCATCTCTTATGTTATAATCATCTGGAACTCTGCCGACTAATTCCAGGGGAAAATCTAAATAAAAATTATGTTCAGATTGATAACTGTCAATCCGGCTAATAATAGCTTCTTCTAATGTTCTATACCGTCCGCAAATAAGATTTTTCCCTTTGTCAGAAATAATTGTAGTTCTAAATGCTGGACTATTTTTAGTAGAACGAACTGATTCTTTTTCATAAAAGATTCCGCGAAATCCGGTATTAGAAGAAGATTTCCAGTCTCTATTCCTACTATTTTCTTTTTTGGAAACGATTCTAAGATTGTTAAATCGATTATCTTGTTTATTTAAATCAATATGGTCAATATCTTGGGTTTTATCTGTTTTATAGATACCATGAAGATTTAAGATGAATTCATGCATAAAAATATGTTGCTTATTTATATAAGCAAAAAAGTATTGGTTATTATAAAACCACTTATATTTCTTTACTTCATCAAAGTCTCTTGTATCTATGATGAAATTAGTATGAGTATTATCTTCATGCTGGTATCTACCAATCGTAAACTTATTCCCAATGATATAGAAAATATTTTTATGTTTTTCAGTTCGTATTTTTAAAGCCATACCATTTATTAATTCTCCCTTCTTCATTTACATATTAATAATCTCTATATTGGGAATAAGAGAAATAAAGAAAAAAAGAATACATCGGTCATATTTCGTCGTGATGTATTCTTTAGTTTGTCTTATTATTTACTTAATTCATCGTCTAAGACATAAGCAATATATTTATCGTAAGTTCCAAAGCATCTACAAATATTATAGAAAAATTCGTAATCATATAATTCATTCGAATTTTTATTGATATGAGAAATAAGAGTATTATATCTTAATTCTTCAGTAGGACTTTCGTTGAAATAGGTTTCAAAATCAGATTTAGAAATAAGCGGTATTTCATTTATTTCTAATAATCCCACTAGATAATAATCTAAAATAGCAGCTAAATAAGAATTATAATCTGAGAAGTTTTCTATTTGATTTTTTGTTTGTTCCATAGCATCGAATACGTTCCAGACATCATTTCTAAATGTTTCATAATCTGTTTGTTGACCGTCAATAAAATATTCTAAAGTTGCATGAATGAAGTGTAATTTTTCGTTCAATACATAGTAGAAATTATAATTTCCTTTAAGTTGTTGACTTGTTAATAAAGAATAAGAATCATCCCTTCTAACCTCAATTTTTTCATAAGGAATTGTAATTGTATATTTAATACTATATGTTCTGTTATCATTGAGAAAAGGAAATTCATTTGTATCAAATAAGAGAATTTCTTGTTTGTCTTTCTCTGGATAAGTAATAATCATTTCTAAAGCTAACGTTTCGTTCCAGTTATCTGTGTCTTGGCCAGGAGAAATAGCAAATTCTCGTCCAGAAATATTATAGTCATCAAGGAATAGAGAAGAGTCAATTCTTCTGACTTTTTCATAAAATGTTTCAAGCTTATATTTATTACTATGAAATTCATGAAATAATTTTTCAGGTATGATATTACCAAAAGCTAATGTATCGTAATATGTATCTAATCCTAAATTTTCTTTATTTTCATCAACTCTTTCTAATAAATCATTACCAACTAACGCGACATATTTTTCTTTATGTTTTTTTTGCTTATTTAATATTATTTCTTTCATATATAAATCTCACCTTTCTATAAAAAATATAAGAGAATTATCCTCACATTTATATATTACTTATTTCATAACAGCGAATTAAATAATTTTATACATAAAAAATACGCCATCTGTTTTTAGACGACGTATCTTTTTGCTGTTTATTTATTTTCATGGAGGCAAAATAAATAAAAAGCTTTAGAATAAATTTTTATTAGAATAGAACTAAAGTAAAAATTATGAAAGTAAATTTAGAAAAGGCAAAATCTTCAATGAAAAAAGATTAAGTAAAAACAAGTTTAGCCAGGTAGATTTCGCGAACCAACTGACGTGAAATATGAAAAAGTAATGAACAGAAAAGCAAAATTTAGTTGCTCATCTTAAAAATAAGATAAAATCTTTGAGATATATTCTTTAAAAAATTTATTGTGTTTATTTATTCGAAGACTTTTTAGGTGGTAATTCTTGTAATAATTTATCTGCAACGCGAATAGCATCATTTATCAAATTATTCTCTTCCATGTAAGCAAGAAGAGGAAAGTTTTTCTTATCCTCATTATTGTTTTTCAGATAACTTTTATATCGTAGCTTAATATTTGTATTAAAAGCGGTATTAAATGCTTTATAGAATTTTTTCCAAGCTGCGGCGAAATCACATGGTTTAGAGAAAGCATAATAACGAATCATCGAATTTAAAATTTGTCTTGGAGTTCCGTTAATATTTATTCCATCGAGATTTGAAAGTCTTTGAATAATTGCATCAATCTGTTTTGATTGTTCAGCAATTTGCTCATCCTGTTTCCTTTCTAGTTCACGAATTTCCATAATTTCTCGTTCATGTTCTAGCAGTCTTTGCGCTTGGGCAATCATCATTTCGATTTCACGGTAGCCTTTCCATTCCTCTTCGCATTTGATGAAATAAAGTCTTGCTTGTTTTCCTTTATCTGTATTTTCTAACATGCAGAGTTCTTTTGCCATGGAAATTGAAAGTTCATATTCCATTGTAGGCCGTCCACCTTGCGGTAGGGTTTTACTCAAATTTGAGTAAAAGTCTTTTCCCTCGATAAAACCATATTGTTGAATTTTTCTCTGAATCCAATCATTGAATCTCGTCTTTACTTCCAAGAACTCATGTAATTCTCTTGCATCAACTTTACCTTCGCGATTAATCGTAATGATTTGTTTTATCAT